TATACGTACATAAAGATAAAGGGGGCCTAAGCCCCCTTAATGGCAATCTAACTGGTTTTATTGTTAACCGGCACCGGTTACAAAGGTTCCTAGTGTTCTTCCTACTGATGTTCCTACACCTGTTCCGTTTGGTGTTTGTACAGCGTTGTCATACTGAATAGTTAATGTAACTGTAACTGGTTCATTGTTAGCGTATGCTAATGTGTTATAGTTTGCTTCGCTAACGTAGCAACCGTATATTTCCCATGTATCAAGTACATTTGGAGTTAAAGCACCGTTGCCGCCATCTAGAATTTCAATTCTTGTTAAGAACTTGTAATCTTGACCGCTTGCAGCCGCAGCTTGTTCCATAAAGTCAAATTGCTTTTGTAGTTGTTCGCCTACTAGTTTTTGTACGTTGTTGTTTACATCTTCGCGTAGGTTTAGTGTAATTGGGTTCCAAGTGTGCTTGCCAGCTAGATTAACTTTTGAATTGTACACTGGTATTTCCATGTTTTCAAAAGTTATCTGAGGTCTAGTAACATCCACAACCTGTTTTGTAAGTTCAGTAGTTGGAGTTGATACACCAAAATTCTCTAATGATACTCTAAAACGATATTGTAGTTTAGGCATTAAAAGGCCTTGAGAACTAGCACTATCGTTGGTTGCTAATGGAACCGAAATTTTGCTTAATGATGAGATTGCCATATAATAAACTCCTTATCACAAGTATTTATCATTTATAGGGGGAGTTTAGTCTCCCCCTATAAAACGACTTATAATCCTGCGATTTCTCCTGTGTTCTTCAAGCGTAGCGGAATGTAAATAAATTCAATTGCCTTTACTGGCTCGATTGCAATATCTACGTACAACTCGTTTCTATCTATTCTGTTTGGTGTGTTGTTTGATTCGTCACACACTACTAGATAGTCATAAATTGCTCTTAGTCCGATTAGCTCGACTAGTAAACTTTCAACTTGCTGTTTGATTTCGTCACGTGTGATTTTATCATTTGGTTCGAAAATGTATGGTTTCGCAAGTGTTTTAAGTTGACTGCGTAAGTAAATTACTAGTCTTGCAACGTTAATTCTGTCAAGCGCACTTGCATTTCTTGCACGAGTCTTTTGACCAAATACTACTAGTCCTGCACCATTTAAGAATGTAATTGGGTTTACATTGTTTTGGTATAGTGTATCTCTTTGACCTTCGTTTAGTGCAATACTTACAAATTCACCTTCAGCACTAATATAACCTGTTGCAGATGCGTTGGTTACTCCGCCACGTCTTGTACCAGCTGGTGCAAACCATGGATAAGCAACTTGGTCGTTAAGTGCTATAGTGCGTAGTACCATGTGCGATGCCGGAACAACAATGTTATTTCCTGCATTGTCCGATGTAAATCCGCTTGGGTAGTATACACCTAGGTATTCGTCGCGACTTACAAGACCGATGTCATTGTCTTCGACTGCTAAGTTAACGTTAGACGCCCAGTTACTAATTGCAGTTGTTGATGGTTGTAGTCTCATTGGACTATCGCCAACTACGAATGCTGTTAATCCACGATCGTAATTTAGACTAATCATTTCACCAATTAATTCTGGATATCCAGGAGTTGCAATTAAGTTAAACAGTCTTGTTTCGTCATCACGAGCTTCGTCGTTGTTGTTAACCGCTGCTTGTAGTTTTTGTACAACTACTTTACGTTGCGCTACACGACCGAACGCACCTGATCCGTCTTCGTTGTTAGCAGATTCAGTTACCCAGCGATTCGGATAGTAACTAGCCATTGACTGATCACTAAATCTGATATTTTCAGCGTTGACGTCGATATAATCACGCTCAAAGCGTTTTACGTTGAAACCACTTCTGCGTAGATTCCACAGTAGCATACCTTTTGGATACAGTGCAGGATCTGGTGCATCTGGGTCTAAGTAGTTGCTTGTTAGAAGATCAGCAATATCGCCTGCTTCGTCGCTGTTGGCACCTGCTGTATTATAACGAGCATCAGCAAATAGCACACCGGATTCAGTAGTTTGATCTGACTTGTCTAGTTGTACCCACTTGCTTGTTAATCCGTTATAGCGATAGATTCCAGGATAGTTTTCAGTGTCAGCAGTGGATATCCACAAATCGCCGTCAACTAAACTACTACCATCTGACTGCTCAGTCGGCTGAGTTGCAGCAACGATTGGTCCTAGCGGATCGCAGTCTGCGTAAGATGCGTTGAAGTTTTGATAACCGACCCATGTAGTACCGTTGTGAATCATTATATCCACTTCATCAACTACACTGCTATACCACAGTGCGCCATCTGCTGGTGTAGTAGTTGGTTCTGTTTCGCTTGCAGTATATGTTAGTGTTTTCCAAAGAGTAGCAACGTAACTTCCTGCTGTACCATCCGGAGCATCATAGAAGTTTGTTGTTGATGATGGATCAGTTGCATCATAAACTGCAAACATGTTTCCTAGTGGATCGCTTGTTCCGTCTACAAGTCTCATTTCACCGCCGGTTGCATGGCTTATAGTAATTCTGTTTTGTGAATCTACACTTGCAGTTACGTTAGTTAGTGCGGCTGCATTAATTGCGTTTGCAATAAGGTCTGCATCAGATACTGCGCCAGTTGACGTGAACGAAATAGTCGATGCGCTTGACATAGTTGCCGAATTCACTGTGCTTTCGCTTATTGTGAATGTCCACGAACCTGCAGGGAATGTGCTTGCAGTTACTCTAGAACTTCTAATGCTTGTAGCACCAGATGCGTTTCTTCTGAACAACTTAAATGTTGCTAGTTTAGCACTAGCACTATCTTCTGCTATGTTGCTTTGAATGTAGATGTCGCCTTCGACTAGATTTGCACCGCCGCCTGCGTTATCTAAACTATAGATAGCAGCATGGTTTGTGTCATAAATCGGTGCAGGTATAGTGCTCCAAACTTCAGTGTCGGAACTGTAACGCTTTACACTCCACTTAGCACCAAGGTTTGGACTTGTGGTCTTAACCCATACTGATCCAGATGGACGTGGTTGTACATCGTTTGTTTTAAATTCTGGAACAGAAGTATGCGGAGCAATATTTAAACGTGGCGAATAATAATCGCTTTGTGCAATTCCTAGTAGTGTAAAGGTTGCGTCATCGCCGTAAATAGATAACAGATCGCTAGTTGATCCGTTATTATAAATTACTAGTCTGCTGTTTACAACGGCTGCACTTACGCCCGTACCGGTCATTGCTGAGTTAATACTAGTTACCAATGACGACAATGTTGTTCCTGCTAATGTTACTGGTACTACACCCGAGCTGTCACTTGCTAAGTCAAAGTTTATAGTTCTACCAGTAACCAGTGTTGGGTTACTGTTTGTACCAGTAACAACTGGCCAGCTTGCTTTCCATGCAGCAGACCCTACTTCGACCCATACACCGCCCGAGTTTTTAAACCACATACGGTTTACATTTGTAACAGCAACAACAGCGTAATCGCCAACTGCACCTACGCTACCTTTTGGTGTGTAGTCTTCACCGTCAAAGTCAACAACCTTTGTTGTATCGGTGATTACAGTTGGAACTTTATTTGAAAAACTTTGTCCGCCTGTGGTTGTTCCTGCGGCACCGTTCCATTCAAAAATACCGTAGAACGAATTGTCAATATCGAACCAGTACGATCCGTTGGTTGGATCACCTGCTGTAGCAGTTGCACTTGCAGTAATAGCAGCTAAGTCAACGTCGGCTCTTACAATGTATGCTCTGTTTGATACACCTAAATATGAATAGGCAGCCTGCAAACCGTATTCGTTTTGCTCGCCGCCATGAATTGGATTGTTGTTTGCATCGGTATAAAATAACGGATCGCCAAATGTTTCAGATAATTCTCTTTGTGACGAAACCAAGTATACTTTATTTGCATTTGCTGCTAATGTACCGGGTGCTATGCCTGTATTACCCGGATTAGCTTTATTTTCTTTTGTAGCTACAAAAATTAAAGGTGTAGTACCTGGTTCAGCAGGAGTATAGAAACTCTCATCAATTACTGATACCTGTACACCCGGTGATACTAATGCCATTGTTTATTTCTCCTTGTGGATAGTTGTTGCTATTATTATTTAGCTTATATCCGGAGAATTTTGTGGTTTACAGGTAGAAAAATGCGTAGTTAAAGAATAAAAGACAACAGTTGTGTTGTATTAAATTCTAGATCTTGTAAACTACCATTGTTGTCTATTGTATAATCTGCCATCCATTGTTCCAAACTCATGCTGTCAGTTGATTCCAAAGGAAGGTGCATACTTCTGTCAACCCAAATTGCATAGTCAAATACTCCTGTATTTTTCATAGCAAAGAATTCACGTTTATTACGTAAACCGCAATAAATGTCGTGAGCTTTAAAAATTTCTTGACCTAACTTAGCTGCATCAGGAACATTATAATTGCAGATAGCATCATACCATTCTGCTCTGTGACTATGTCTGTCAGCATAACACTCTTCTTCATTATAATATCCATATTTGTCCTTTAACATGTCAAAGATAAAAAGTTTACTGCAAAACTGACTACTGCTTTCAAAGCTAAACCCGTATTTGTCTCGAAGTATTTCGCAGACTGTGTCTTTGCCATGTCGACCATGCCCAATTACAAGTAACTTTGGTAAACTCATTTATTCCTCGTGTTTTATCAATTTTCTTATAGTAACAAAATATAAGACTTTTGTCAAGAGTTATACACCGTACTTATTTGGTTTCTTTTTTGCCACAGGGCTTACTGTATTTGTACTAGCTGTTTCTAAACTTTTTGAGGCAGCAATCCTCTTTGGTGTAACTCCCATTAACTTACTTGCTAATGCAACAGTTTCGTCATCTTCAGGAACAAAGCTAACTTGTGTTAAATTTTCAGCCCACTCAGATTCTTGTTCAAAATCGGTTCCTTGTATGTCACCGTTTTGTAAAGCCCTTGCCGAAGCAACTGCAAGTCCGTATCTGTATTGCATATAAGGATCTGTGTTACGCAATTGTTTTTGTATAAACACACTTGGCAACGGATTAGTAACTCTTGCTGGCAGATTTTTTGTAGATCCGGTTAGCTTAGGTTCTTTTTGTTCCTGTATGATATCTCTTATTTTCATCTGTTATCCTATTAAGAAAGTATATCCAGTACCACCGGGTACTGCTGTAAATACTTCATTCTCTAATTTTTCTAACTCAGCTTGTGCTTCGGCTTTTAGCGATGTTCCATTAAGACTAGTTCCGCCTTGTGGACCTGCAATAGTGGCAAACTTTTCTCTTGCTTCTCCTAACATGTATTTGCAGGCAGCAAGAGTATAATCTTTAATCCATTGTTTAGCTAGATAGTCCTGTAGAAGTTGGCCGTCGGGTCTATAATTATATGAATATATCAACACTTCTTCGCCTGCTCTAGGGCGCTGTAACAGTGTTAGTCTTTTAGTAACAGAATTCCACGTAAATTCTATAAAACTACCAAACATGCGACCTACTAACTCTTGTTGTCCTGCAAATAGCTCGTATGTTGCAAGTCCGCCCATTCCACTACCTGCTAACAAATATGTGTTTGTATATGCTAGATTAAATGGTTCAAACAAACTGCTACCGTCACCTGAACCACTGCGTGATCCTACACTGCGTCTAAATATCTGTCTAACTTCGATAACTTCCGGAGGTAAAATATAAGCATTTTGGTCCTCAACGAGTTTTAATGATATGTAACTTTCTTCAACAGCGTGTTCACTGCGCTGGCGAAACCTGCTCAAGGCTTTGGTTAGAGCTGCTTCGTAGTGTACTGGATCTAGTTCCACATCAATCATGCCGCCGCCTAACATAGTGTGTACATAATCAAACACTTCTTGTTTTTGTGTGACTAAATTATTATCTACCATTTTGTGTTGTCTCCAATAGTATTTATCGTAACGATAAATATGTATATGCCTAGATTAAGTCTTTACCGCCCGAACAAAACAGCCGATTACGAATTCCTTGATAGAATTATCAACGAACAATTCAGCATCGGCGGAACCGACTTGTTTATACACAAGTATCTTGGAACCAAAAATCCATCCAATGAAAATGCAACCGCAGATCAACCTCAGTACGCTACAATAAAAGAAACTAACATTCAAGATATGTTATTTTTAGAAAATAGAGACAGAAAATACGATGCTGACATATATCGG